TGCTGACGCCCTACTACTCCGAAGACGGCATAACAATCTATCACGGTGACTGTCTGGAGATACTGCCGCAGTTGCCGGAAGACAGCGTGGACCTGGTACTGACGGACCCACCGTATGGCATGGAGTATCACAGCGGCCGCTACAAGCACGGAAATCCCCACGGAAAACTCAAGGGTGATACGGAGTACCCAGTAAATACCATCAGAGAGTGCCTGCGTTTAGCGCGTGCTGGCGTCTTGGCCTTTTGTCGGTGGGATAACCTGGCAGTCCTGCCGAAGCCGCGGTCTGTAATTGTATGGGTGAAAAACAACCATAGCGCCGGCAACCTTGCACACGCTTACGCGCGCAAGTGGGAGGCTTGCGCGTTTTGGGATGGGCCGGAGCATGAATTTATTTACCGCCCTCAGGACGTTATTTTGTGCCGTAGGGTTACGTCCTCCCGCTTGCAGCATCCAACCGAAAAACCAGTCCAACTATGCAGGGCGCTTATCAAGCCACATCGTGCGGATATCATCCTCGACCCGTTCATGGGGAGCGGGACAACGCTCGTGGCGGCGAAGCAGCTGGGACGTAAGGCTATCGGCGTCGAAATCGAGGAGCGCTACTGCGAGATAGCGGTCAACCGCCTGCGCCAGGGCGTCCTATTCGGGAAAGGAGACTGACATGCCTCACCGCCAAAGCCCTATGCACGCTATCCGTGACTACTGCCTGGGCTACTGCGCACTATCCACTGACCACCGGGACTTCTGCCGAAACCCGCAGTGCCCGCTATACCTCTACCGTTTCGGCCGACCGCCGAGACCCCACGACTACTACGCCTCGCCGGGCGACGCCACGCAGGACCTCGACATGCTCAAGATACTATTCGTGGCGCGCATAAAGTCAGGCTGGCGTAACCCGTTCGTCAAGGCGTCAAAAAAGGCGCGGGTCGAGCGTTGACAATGCCGGCAGGTATGGTATACTGCCAGCGAACCCGACCCAAGGAGCAACGTATGAAATCAGGATCAGCGGCAGGTACCCGGGCGCTCGGAGTCTCACTCCTTGGGCGGGTTCACCCGGGGCCTGCCGCTTGCTTTTTATCCCTTGCGGAGGTGGAATAGCCATGCCGAGAAGCGATTACATGAAGATCGAGGTCTACGGATTCCTCGATGAAGAGGCCATGTCCATGACCCCAATCGAGTTCCGAGTCTACATCTGCGGGCCATGGAGATTGGCCTGGGAAGCAGGTCAGACCCGGCTCAATAGACGCGCTTTAGTCGCTAAAACCGCTGCATTGACCGACCTCCGGCCGAATATTGTAGGCCGTGTGATACGCTCAATAATCGACAAGTACCCATCTATTGATTACCCCGACGCCCGGCGGCTCCTCTCCCTGTCCGATGACGGTAAGTACGTGATAGTACACGGGGTTGCAAGAGTTCACAAGGCCTTGAAACGCTTCGCCGACCAGCCCGAAACCACTCCTAAACCGGAACCTAAACGGGACCAGAAGCGGGAACCAAACGGGAACCAAACCCGAACCACTACACTCAGTATAGATTCTGACAGCGAGAAACGTCGCCGTAGTGGTGGTAAGCTGTCAAGGGAACGGTGTGGGGATTCGCAGGCCGGGCCAGCCGCTCCAAAACCCCAACCACGCGGCGATGATGCTCACGCATCTGAAACCACCAACCGCTCAGAGCCACCACCTCAGCCGGTCCAGCAGGCATCACCTCCCGAGCCTGACAAGCCGCCTGAGCCCGTGGAGCCCGGCACCGGCAACGGCTATACCGCCAAGGTCAGGGACTTCGCCGCACGCTTCTCCGCCGACCCGGCAATCCAGTTGTCCGTCTCGAAGTGTCTCGCTGGTATCCTCCAGCCACGGCACCGGCAGAAGGTGCTGCGCTCTATCGCCTCCGGTGACCCGGCCCACCACTGGCGGCTTGCGGCTATCGCCGTCGAGGCGTGGCGTGACGACAGGGTCAAGCGCAAGGGAGGGGTTGTCGCGGCGAAGATCAAGAGCCGGGGGCATGAGCCGCCCGAGAAACTTGTGCGGCAGGTGCGCCTGGCGTATAATTCCCAGGGGGGTGACCGCGAAGCGGAGGAGCCGCCATAGTGCACAGTGACCAGCTGCTCGGGAGAGCCAGGCGTATTGCCGTCACCGCCGTCCGTTCCGTGGCCCCGCGGTTTCTCCGCCGTAACCTCGACCTGGAGGACATAGCCCACGAGGCTGTCTGGCGGATGCTCCGCTACGGCCAGCCCGACCGGGCGCTCAGCGCAATCGTCCGCAACGTGCTCAGGGCCCGCATAGCCTTCGAGGCTCACCGGTCACCGACGCTCAGCACCGACGGCACAATCCCGGACCGGCATACCACCGAGGTAATCGCCGAGGACTTCTACGCCGTCTCCGAGGCCGCACTGCCGAGCACTCTCCGGGAGGTCTTCCGCCTGCACTACAAGGCCGGGCTGCCGGTGGGTGATATCGCCGAGAGGACCGGCCGGAGCCGGTCGGCGGTGTACGCAAGCCTCCGGCGGTGCCGTGCAATCCTGCGGGAAAAATTTGACGGGAGGCGTGGAGCGTGATAATATGCCGGTGAGGAGGATGCGGCTATGAAACGCTATACCGAGCAGGACTACGCCAACGTCCTCGCCGAGTACACCTACGGGCCCGAAACGGTCCTCGAAGTTTGCGAACGCCACGGGATGCCGTACCGGCGCTTCCTCGACTGGATACGAGACGATGAGTCGATGGCCGAGCAGTACGAAGCGGCGAAGCGTAAGCACGCCGCGTACCGGGTCGAGGAGGCGTGGCGGACGCTTGAGGCCGCTATGCGCCAGCGGAATAGAGACGGCCAGGTGACTTCGATAGCGCTCAAGGCTGCAATGGCGGTGCTGTACTCGCGCGGCGAGCTGGTGGATTCGAGGTACAGCCAGACGGTGACGGCGGAGTCGCAACACGGCAAACTGGTGGTGACGTTCGGCAGTGCGGAGAAGCCGGGGGGCGAGGCTGAAGACGGTGGCGGCGAAGGCTGAGGTCAGCTTCCGGTTGCACTCCGGCGGGCAGTCGGAGTTTGTCCGCGACCGGACGAGGTTCAAGGTGGCCGCGTGCGGCAGGCGGTGGGGGAAGACGGTCGGCGGCGTGGCCGACGTGGTAGGCTACCTGCTTGAGCGGGGCGCACCGGCAAGGGCGCTGTGGGTGGCCCCGACCTACAGCCAGGCGGACGAGGCGGTCCGGATTGTGTTTGACGGGCTCGGCGGTACGTGGGCCGAGCCAGCCTACAACCGCTCGACGCGGGTGATGGAGTTCGTGGGCGGCGGGATGCTGTTCTTCCGCTCCGGCGAGATACCCCGCAACCTGCGCGGCCGGGGCTGGGACCTGGTGGTGGTAGACGAGGCCGCGTTCATCCCTGACGACGTGTGGCTCCAGGTCCTGCGTCCAGCGCTTGCGGACCGCGGCGGCCGGGCTGTCATGCTGTCCACTCCCTGCGGCGCGCACGGCTGGTTCTGGGAGGAATACCAGAAGGGCATAGACAGCGGCAACGGCGAGGTGAAGGCGTGGCAGTTCCCGACGTGGGACAACCCGGCAATCCCGGCGTCGGAGATTGAGCAGATGCGCGCCTCGCTGCCGGAGCGTGTGTTCCGGCAGGAGGTGGCCGCGGAGTTCCTTGCCGGCGAGGGTGCGGTGTTCTCACACCTGGCGCTGACCGATGACCCGGTCCCCGTGCCGCTGGACGAGGCGAAGGGAGGCGTAGTAGTCGGCTGCGACCTCGCCAAGATTGTCGACTACACGGTGGCGGTGGCGCTTGATGCGGGCGGCCGGGTGCTTGACATGCTGCGGATGAACCAGGTCGACTACTCGGTCCAGGTGGTGAGGGTGGCGGAGTTTGCGAGGCGCTACCAGGCCGCGGTATACCTCGATGCGACCGGCGTCGGCGTCCCGGTGCTCGAACAGTTCCACGTCCAGCGGCCGCCGCTGTCGATTGTGCCGGTGAAGTTCACCAACGACAGCAAGCGACAGATGGTGCAGAACCTGCAACTGATGCTGGAGCGTGAGGACGTGAAGATACCCCGGGCGCTTGACGTGCTGGTCCAGGAGTTGCAGGTGTACTCGGCGGTTGCGACGGCGTCGGGGCCGAAGTACGGAGCGCCGCGCGGCCTGCATGACGATTGTGTGACGGCCTTGATGCTTGCGGCGTGGGGCCAGAGCGTGTATGCTAACCCGCCGGTGCATGAGAGCATCGGCGGTAGTTTTCTGTGAGGAGGAGCGTGACATGATACTCGACTGGTATCGAGCTAAGAGGGCGGAGCTCAAGGCGCGGCGGGCCTACGCCGACGCCGAGGCGCGGCTGTACGAGGCGCTGAACGACCCGTTCGGCGAACCGCAGGCGGACGACGAGTCGGACTGGATACCGATAGGGCTGGAGGGCAGCATCGCCGAGACGGGGCATCCGCAGGACCGACTGACCATGCTCAAGAAGGCGCGGGCCCTGCATATCGGCAACCCGACCGGCCGGGCAATCGTCGAGACGCTGGTGGCGTTTGTCGTGGGTGACGGCTTCCACGTCCGGGCGGTGGCGGAGGACGAGGAGCAGGCGGACCTCGCCGCTCCGGTACAGGAACGGGTTGACGACCTGATGGCGGACCTCGGCAACGGGCTGGGGTGGGACTGGTTCACCGAGGAGTCAATCCGCCGGTGGGCGCGGGACGGCGAGACGTTCATCCACCTGTTCCCGGAGAGCCGGGACGTGCGGTTCCTCGAACCCGACGACGTGGTTGACAGCGGGTCCTATACCAAGGCGGTAATCACCGATTCGGATGACGCCTTAACGGTGACGGGCTACCGGACGGCAAGCCTCGGCGTCGTGGAGGCGGACCGCATCATCCACCGGAAGTTCGGGGTGGACGCCAACGTCATGCGCGGCTTGCCGCTGCTCTACCCGGTGCTGTCGAGGGTCCGGAAGTACGACACGTGGCTGGACGACCTCGGCACGCTCATCAAGCTGCGGACGGCGATAGCGCTGATACGCAAGCACACGGCGGCCCCGTCGGTTGTCCAGACGTTCGCGGACAACCAGAAGACCGACACGGTCTCGAAGAAGGAGGGCACGCTGCGGGTCCAGAAGATTCGGCCCGGGGCGATAATCGATGCGTCGGGCCTGGAGTACGAGTTCAAGAGCCCGAACGTTGACGCCTCGGACCTCGGCGAGTACGGGCGGTTCATCATGCTGAACATCGCCAGCGGTGTCGGGCAGGCGGAGTACATGGTGTCCGGCGACGCCTCGAACAACAACTACGCCAGCATCAGCGTTGCCGAGACCGCGCCGTTTGAGCGGTTCCGGCGGTACAAGCGCTCATGGGCGCGGACGTTCCGGACCGTCTTGCTGCGGCTGCTCAACGGCTCGGACATCGAGGTGCCGGAGGGCGTGAGCCTCAACGTGCAGCCGTCGGCCCTGCCGGTGCGTGACCTCGAAGCGATGGTCAAGGCGCTGTCGCTGGCGCGTGCTGACGGCGTGCTGAGCAAGCAATCGTACATGGCCCGGCTCGGGCTGGACTACACCGAGGAGGCCCGGGCGTTGACGCAGGAACGGGAGGAGGCGTCGGCCTATGCCGCAGCCGCGGGAGAGTGACCCGCTCGACGCCACGCTGGTATGGCGGGCGTCGCTGATACGCGCCGAGAACCGGGTGGCCGCGGAGGTCTCCCAGGCTTTCGCCAAGTCGCTTGACCTTCGCGCCTTGCACGCGCTCCACGACAACATGCCGCTGGAGCAGATGGAGAACGTGCTCGGTGACGTTGCCGGTGCGATAGACACGGCGCTCGTTGCCGCGGTCAACGCGTACCGCAACGAGGCGGTGGCGCTGGTGACGCAGGCATGGGAGGTCTACGACGCCCTGATGCGCGACGCGTTCGGCGGCGGTGAGGTGAGGGAGGAGGTGGGGCCCGCGGCTGGTGGAGCTCCGCCGGAACCGGCCCCGCCGATAGGCGGGATAGCGACGGTGACGATGGGCGGCGGCCTGGACCCGGCGAAGGCGGTGGCGCTGGTGAGCAAGCCGTACAAGGGCATGGACTTCCGCTCCCGCATCCGGACGCTGTCGAGCACGCAGGCTGCGCGGATGCGGCAGATGGTGGCGTCCGGCCTGGCGAACGGCCAGAACGGCATCACGATTGCACGGCGGGCCAAGCGGGAGCTGGTGAATCTTGCCACCTGGGAGCTGGTACGGATAGCGCGGACCGAGGTACAGCACGCGTTGACGCAGATGCAGGAGGACTGGTTCGAGGAGAACGCCGACCTGATACAAGGCTATACCTACCTGGCAACGCTCGATGAACGCGTCTGTGCTATCTGTGCAGAGAGCGACGGGCGGTTCTACCGCAAGGGCGCGGCGCGGCCGGAGCTGCCCCGGCACCCGCAATGCCGGTGCACGTACGCGCCGGTGCCGAAGGCGTGGGGCCGGAACCGCTACCCGGCGGAGCGGCACGCGTACGCGCCACCGGACGGCGGCGGCCGGAGGTCACGGTGGCGTACCGTGCCCGGGAAGACCACGGCGCGGGAGTGGTTGAAGACGCAGCCGAAGCACGTGCTGACGGCGGTATTCGGCTCGGAGAAGCGGGCGCAGTTGTTCCTTGCGAACCCGAAGATGTCGTTGGCGAAGATAGGCACGGCACCCGCCGCGACCGTTGCGCGCCTGCTCTTACGCAAGGGCGGATGAAAATTTTTTTGAAAAAGTGCTTCACAAAAACCGTGTTGCGCTGGTCTAATAGGGTAGGAGGCAATGGAATCCGCTATGGCTGAGTGGAGCGTGCAGTACATCAACAACCTGCCGGATGCAGCGTTCGCGTGGATTGAGCCCGGCGGCGAGAAGGACGACGAGGGGAAGACCGTCCCGCGCACGTTGCGGCACCTGCCGCATCACAACGCGAGCGTGACCAACCCGAACGACGACGCCTCCGTTGACCGCGCCCACCTCCGGAACGCACTTGCCCGGGCAAGCCAGGTGCAGGGGCTTCCGAGTTCCGCGCTGTCCCACCTCCAGCGCCACGCCGAACGCCTCGGCATCGGTACTGCGGCCGAGACACAGGAGTCGGTCAAGGAGGAGAGCCTGCGTGAGTACGTAGCGGCCTCGGCCGGGGCCGTCCGTGACGGCGTGATACACGGCGTGTCGGTAATCAGGGAGAAGAGCGCCAACGGCTTCCGCTATACCCGGGAGGCATTGAGGGCGGCGGTGCCGCTCTTCGAGGGCGCGAAGGTCTACGCCAACCACGCGGACGGCATCCGCCGGGACGTGAGGGACACCATCGGCATCCTGCGTGCGGCGAGGTACGAGGAGGACGCGCAGGGCGCGGTGGTACGGGCGGACCTGCACGTGTTCGAGAGCGTGGCGGCCTGGCTGCTGGAGGCCGCGGAGAAAGCGCCGGACGCGCTGGGCCTGAGCATCAACGGCCGGGGCCGGGCGAGGAAGCGCTACGGCGAGGAAGTCGTCGAGGAGATAACCGCTATCAGGAGTGTTGACATAGTTGCCGAGCCTGCCACGGTCTCGGGGCTGTTCGAGGAGAAACGCAAGGACGAGGAGCGAAAGATGGACCTTGAAAAACGCGTGAAGGACCTGGAGGAACAGGTACGCACTCTGGAGGCCGATATCGCCAAGCGGGAAGAGGCGATGAAGGCGCTCAAGGAGGAGAACGACGAGTTCAAGGCGAAGGCCGCGCTTGCCGAGAAGAAGGCGAAGGTGGACGCCGCAATCGAGGAAGCCAAGCTGCCCGAGGAGGCGGTGACGGACGTGTTCCGTGAGAGCCTCCTGGAGGCCGACGAGGAGCGGATGAAGAAACTCCTCGAGGACCGGGTCGAGATGGTCAAGAAGGCCGGCGGCCTGAAGCCGTCCTCGAAGCGCCGCGACGAGGAGGACCTCAAAGAGGACGTCAGGGGCAAGGGCGGCGAGGAGGCGAAACTCGAAGATTACGTGGCCGCGGTACGCTCCTAAGCGCCGGGCCGCAAGACTGGAGGATAGAAGATGAGTCATGTTCAGCGACACAGGAAGTTCGATGCGGACCTTATCGAACTGCCGGTGGCCTCTGCTACGGTCATCGAGCAGGGCGACATGGTTGCCTGGGATTCGAGCAACAACGTGGCGTACCCGGCCTCCTCGGAGACCTGGGACACCAACCTCGCCACGACCCAGGCGAACTTTGCCGACAACTTTGTCGGCGTGGCGCACCGCGCCAGCCCGAGCGGAGAGACGACCGTGCTGGTAGCCACCCGCGGCCTGCACGAGTTCACCTGCGCTTCGGCGAACTTCGACCCGGGCGATACGGTCGGCCCGGCGAAGGCAACCGGTAACGCGCTGGAGGACCAGAAGGTCGTGGCCGCGACCGGGACCTCCTGCATCGGGGTTGTTGCCGATGCGGATGCGGTATCGACGGCCGCGACGAAAATCGACGTGATGATAGGCTCGATCCTGCAGCCCGGCTCAATGGCCGCAAGCGCCATAGGCTAAGGCCCGGCAGAGACCAGCCTGAGAGGAGCGGAAACATGAACGGACAGGACCTCAGGAAACTGTACGAGAGCGACGGGCCGCAGGAGTTCTGCGGGAAGATGCTTGCTCTCCTGCGCGAGGAGAAAGACAAGCGCAAGGTGAAGCCGGAAGACTTCTCCCTGCGCGAACTGTGGGAGGCCGTCGGCCGGCCCGCGTTCGGCAAGATGCGCCAGGACCTTGCCATGCTCGACGAGCGGGTGCTGCGTGAGGATGCTCTGAACACGCAGGCGTACTCGGTTATCACCGGCGAGCTCATCGCCCAGAAAGTCATCGAGGGCTACGATGCGGTCGAGGCAATCGGAGACCAGTTGGTCACCGTGATGCCCTCGAAGCGCCGGAACGAGAACATCCCCGGCTTCAATGCGCTCGACATGCCGGTCGAGGTAAGCGAGTCGGAGGACTACCCGGAACTCGATGGCCTCGGCGAGAAGTACGTCACCTCGCAGGCAACCAAGAAGGGGATGATAATCTCCGTCACCGAGGAACTGGTGATGGAGGATCAGACCGGCCTCCTGCTCCAGCGGGCGGGCATGGTGGGTGAGCGCATCCGGCTCGACCGGGAGAAGACCATCCTTACCGGCGTGCAGGACGTGAACTCCACCGTCTACAAACCGTCCGGGTCCGCAAGTGCGCTGTACTCCAGCGGACATAACAACCTCGTGACCAGCAATGCGCTGGCGGACTGGACCGACCTCGACAAGGCATACGCTGCGTTCCGCAACCTGAAGGACGAGGTGTCCGAGCACGTCCTCCAGCGGTGGAGCCAGTTCAAGTTGCTTGTGCCCGTCTCGCTCGGCGGAACGGCGCACCGCATTGTGAGCGCAACCGAGGTGCGGGCAACGGTGGGCTCGAACGAGTCGGTCACGACCGAGAACCGTTTCCGCGGCCTCAACCCGCCGCTGTCCTCGCCGTATCTGGATGACCAGAGCACGTCGACCTGGTACGTCGGCGACTTCAAGCGGCAGTTCGTCTGGCACGAGGTATGGCCGCTCCAGACCTTCCGGCAGCGGGAGGACTCGGAGAGCCGCTTCGTGCGGGACGTGGTGGCCCGCTTCAAGGCGCGTTACCTCGGCGGTATAGCCGCCATCGACTACAAGTACGTAGTGAAGAACATCAGCGGAGCCTCCTAAACGAGGCCGACGTGAGTCAACCTCCTATCATTGGGGAGGCCGCTTACCCGGGCGCGCCTCCCCGCTTTTGTAGGAGCGGATGCTGAGGAGGTATAGGTCATGGCGAGCAGCGAGGCGGACATCCAGGCGCTCATCGACAAGATTGACGCGGAGATAGAAGCGATACTCACCGGTGACGGCTCCGGCCTCGTTGACTACCAGGTGGGTGACGAGCGGTACGGCAAGAGCCTCCGGCTCTACCGCCTGCAGGAGTTGCGGAAGATGTACGTCAAGCAGCTTGAGGGATTGCCGTCGGAGGAGTTGACGTACTTCGACGACCCGTCGGCGTAAGGGGATTGACGCATGGCGCTGGCAACAGGCAGGGCAACCGATTGGGCGATGGTTGAGTCGGACCTCGGCGAGACCGTCACCCTGCAACGGCTGTCGAGCGTAGACCTCGACACCTCGACCGGGGTGTTGTCACGGACCGAGAGTGACGAAGAGATAACGGCGGTCTTCGCGCATTACAACAGCAACGTCAAGAGCGACCCATCCGGCCTGCCGAACGGAGAGCCGGAGGACCGGCTGGTGATGAAGTGCAAGGTCGATACAGCGCCGGCACGCCGTGACCGGGTTGTCCGCGGGTCCGATACCTACGAGGTATTGAGCGTTACGGGGTCGGTGGTCTACCGCTGCGAGTTGCGGAGGGTGGGCTGATGCCTGACGCCGTGTCGGTGGAGATCAAGGGCCTGGCCAAGCTGAACCGCATGTTGAACCGCCTGGCGAAACAGGACCGTGTCGAGGCGATGAAGGTTATCCGTGAGGCGGCAGCGGACTTCCAGGCGCGTGTCATACCGCTCACCCCGTGGAAGACCGGGGCCTTGCGTGGAGCATGGACGGCGAGGGGCGCGTGGCGTGAGGGGCGGGACTACGTGGACATCCACAACGCCATGGAGTACGCGCCTTATGTTGAGTTCGGCACGCGGCGGCGCGGCGGCCCGACAAAGATGCGGCGTGACATCAAGGGCCGCTTCGTGGCGAGTTTCCGCGGAGCGCACATGGCCGAGAAAGCGATTGCCGGCACGTACGCGGCAATGAAGCGGAGGTTGCGGTAATGGCGGCGCTGGTCTATATAGCAGAGAAGCGGAGAACACTCGAAGACGGTATTACCGTTGTGCCCGACTACCCCGGGCTTACACGGTGGCGGTGGATAGCACAGGACCCGTGGTGGTATTTCGAGAGCGCGACCGAACTGGACGCTCCGCCAGCACCGAGGCGATATCCCAACGGTGTACCTGTGTGGGACAAGCGCCTCATTGCACAGATGGAAGACCACGCCGAAGTGGTGAAGCGCGTGGCGAAGGCGGTGGCCGCAGAAACAATACGTGCGTCTGCGCTTGGTGACGATGAACTGATTGCAGAGGTGCAAAGGCGAAACCTCTCCGACCGAATAGCCCTGCTGTCTCGGGAGGTCCGCCGTGGCTGACTACAACGTGATTACCGATACCAACTGGTCTGACCTAAGCCCTACACCCACGTTGTCAGACGACGTGTATGTTTCACGTGGAGCGCATTTGACAATTGACGAGGATGCTTATTGTAATCGAATTAGGCTTGGCGAGGAAAGCACCGGTGCAAGCCCGGCTGGGCAGAGGTACGGGATACTTACTGGTGATGGTAACGCCCATACCGTGACCTTCGCAGGCAATGCCACCAACACAAACAGCGGTCTGTGGATGAATCCTGCCAGTGCCGATTCCTCGTCCAAAGGATGCAAACTTCAGCCGGACGGTCTGACGTTCACTAACGATGGCGACGCACTTGATAGCAATAAAAGATGGTGTCTCTATTTGGTGTATGGCTATATCGACAACAGCGGCGGTTCGTGGACAATCAAGAACACATATGGTTACGGCATCTTGTGCCGCACATCAAGCACGTATGTCTCAGTATCGGAAACCAACTGGGGCGATTTGACTTTCGTAAATCACCGCAATGCTATCGCTTTCCAGCCCTTCAGTCAGAACGCGGCCATTGATGTTGATCCGTGAAGGTAGATGGCGGGGCGGGAAACTCTTTAGACTGGGGTTTTTACGTTCCGGCCAAAACAGGTATCCCTGTTTACCAGTCCAGTATACTCTGGAACACTGACGACATCACACCAACCGAAGTTGTCCCTGCTGGGCTGGCAGCTTCGGACGCTGGTACAAACGGCGAGATAATAGTCACCTGGACAAACGCGGCATCATACCGTGACGTGGACGACGGCGATGCTGTAACGGATTACGTGTTTGTGTACGACGACTCTGATGACAGCCTGCTCGGGATAGGCAAGGCCGATGAAGGCTCGCTGCGGATTACCGGCCTGACGAATGATACGGCCTATACCGTCTACGCAAAAGCCTCGACGGACGGATACCATTTCAGCGGTGCCAGCGGGACAGCCTCGGCAACACCGACGTCCGGTATCTCGGTCCCATCCGCGCCGACTATCACCGCGGCCGCCGCGGGCGACGGGCAGGTGACGCTCAGCATCACCGGAGTGACCGGCACCTGCAAGGCGTACTACCGCGCCACCGGCACGCAGGCATGGACCGAGTTCACTGGCTCGACGCTCGGGGCCGACGGTGACCTCGACGTGACCGGCCTGACCAACGGGACCCCGTACGCGTTCTTTGCCGTCAACCTCGACGGCGGGCTCCTGTCGCTCCCGTCGAATGAGGTTACCGCCACCCCTGACGACGGCAACGGCGTCACCTACAAAGGCATGTGCAAGGCGCTCTACGGGCAACTGGCGCAACTGGCAACTGCTGAGTCCTACACGATAGAGTTCCCGGGCGAGGAGGTAATCGAGTCGACGGCCGCGTTTATCCGGGCCGAGCGGCCGGACTACACCGGCCGGTACAAGCCGGTACAGAACCGCATGGGAGACGGCTCGTGGCGGGTGTCGGTATACTACAAGGGTACGAGCACCTACACGGCGGCGGAGATGGTTGACAAGCTCAAGGACTGGTTCAACAATACCGACGTTCCGGTGGCCGCCGGCGGGGCCTACCTTCGCATGAGCGAGGCGGAGGTCGAGGACCTCGGCACGGACCCGGGGGACCGCGAGTTGCAGCATATCCAGTTGACATGGGACTTTTTTGTGACACGCTAAAGGTATAAGGAGAGAGACATGGAGACCAGAAACTTCAGCGACGGCACGCTCGTAATCAGCGACGGGACCACGCCGACCGCGAACAGCATCACCGTCACCTCGGCCGACGGGCAGTTGTCGTTCGAGGAGGCGGTGGCGCGCCGCCAGATATTCCGGCGTGATACGTTCGTGGAGAAGCGCGACGGCCGGACCGAACTCGTGAGGCTGTCGTTCGTCCTGCAGTTCAAGGAGTTCGTGGTGGCCGCTGGCGGTGACCCGACTCCTTACGAGGCGCTCAAAGGGATAGGCGAGGCAGCCTCGTGGGAAAGCACGGACGACGCAGGCAAGTCCGATGCGCGCGACCTCAAGTTCACCATCGACGACCCGGCCGGCGGCGCGGATGAGGAGATAACCTTCTCCGGCTTCTCGTTCGAGCGCATCTCGTTCGCCGAGGGTGAGGACTACGACACGCTGACCGTCGAGGGTATCGCCAACAGCATTAGTATCGCCAAGGCTGCAGGCAGCTAACAGAACGAGAACGGCAACACCAAACCTTTGACCGGGCGGCTGGAGGTGCAGTATGAAGGTGAACGGTCACGGCCCCATGCGCCGGGAGCAGGAGGTATCTCTAACTGTTGACACCGGCGAGACGGTAACGCTGAAGCTCCGTGCGCTAAGCGCTGCGGAGATAGCCTTCGTTGACGAGGTCTTCCCCGACCCCGACGTGCCGTACAAGGCGAAGGTGTCGAAGTCCGGCAAGCGGACGCCGGTCCTCGACTATACCAACCCTGAATACCGGAAGGCGGCGGACGAGGCGGCAAACAAGCAGGGCCGGTTCGCCTGCTACCTGGCGCTGGCGCACAACGACATCATCCAGTTCGATGCCGGGCCTCCGCCAGCCAAACTCGTGAAGGGCAACGGAGAGAAGGTCCGCGAGTGGGCGGAGCGCATCCTTGACGAGATGCAGGAGTTCCTTGGTACACAGGAGATGATGAGCCTGCTACAGGCGTTCACCACCCTGCACAACGTCGACCCGGAGGCCATCCTGCGCGGGGGCCGGTTTCGGGAGACCGGGTCAGAGGACGTTGTGGTGGTGGGTGCATCGAGTGGCGGTGGAGTATCAGTCGACGTTGTCGGAGACGATGAGCCTGCCGATACCTGAGTTGATGGAGCGGGCCGCGTTCCTAACGGCCCGTGACGAGGAGCAGATATGGCGCTCTCAAACACAATGGGCCTCACAGTCAGGTTCAAAGCCGACACCACCTCGTTGATGAACGGAATCAAGCGCACCTCCATAGCGCTCAACACGAGTTTTCGCAACGGGGTGCGTATAGCAATCTCTGTCGTCAAGAAGCTCACCTACGCGCTGGTTGGGGCAAGCGGGCTGGTAACCGCGCTTGCCAAGAGCGCGGCGTCGGCAGTTGACGTGCGTAACAAGTTCCGGGTGGTGTTCAAGGGCGTCGAGCGTATAGGTCTATCGTGGGCCAGGCAGATGCACAAGAACTTCCGGTTGCCGATGACCGACCTCAAACAGTACCTTGCCACGCTCCAGGACACGCTGTTCCCGCTGCTGAAGAACCGCGAGGAGGCGGCGAAGCTCAGCGTCGAGCTGGCGCAGCTGGCGCTCGACGCTTCGTCGTTCTACAACGTTCCGGTCGAGGAGGCAATCGAGCGTTTCACCAGCGCGCTTGTCGGCAACCACGAGGCTGTCCGTCAGTTCGGCGTTGTGCTGACCGAGGCGGAGCTGAAAGCGGAGGCGCTGCGGCAGGGGATAGAGACGAACTGGAACGAGCTGACGAACGCGGAGAAGGCAACCCTCCGGCTGAAGCTGATAACCGACAGCATGACGGACGCGCAGGGTGACTTCGCCCGGACGGCTGATGAGGGGTCCAACACGTTCCGGACGTTGTGGGCGAACATCAAGGAGCTCGGGCGCACAATCGGCGAGATCTTCCTGCCTTACGTCGAGAAGTCAAACAAGAAGCTCACGGAGTGGATTAGCAATTTGAGCGAGAAGCTGAAGGGTGCCACAATCAAAGGCTTGTTCATGTACCTCAGGTGGAAATTCGAGGAGTTGACGTGGTATGTTGACTGGTTTTTCAGCGACCTAATCGGCGAGGACAAATGGGAGAGGTTCAAAGGCCGGGCGAAGGCAGCGGTTGACGCAGTTATCAACACCTTCAAATATTGGGCTGACGTATTCACCAGCGAAGAGGGCGTCATGAAGCCGATAAAGGACGTCGGCTACCTGCTGTATGAGAACCTCGGCAAACCGGCCTGGGACAAGATTAAGGAGCAGTGGACTCTGGTTCGCACGTTCTGGAAGGACGTGTTCACGAGCGAGGTATGGGGCGACGCGCTCGACGGTATTGACCAGGCGCTGGAGCGTGTTTTCGGAGAGCAGCGCTGGCGCAACATCAGGAAACGTATTGCTGACTACTCGAAGGATATCTGGCACGACCTCAGAGAGATGGGTCTGGACGTGCTCGAAACGGCATTCCCGGGAGCCTTTCCGGAGCAGCCCTATACTCCTCCCTCAAAATTTGAATGGCCCTCGGAGGGGAGCGGGAGGTCGCAGGGAACCCCGGCATCAGAACTCCCGTTGCCTAACTGGTGGCACCCGACCGGCGCGGCGAGACCACCTGAGCCGCAGGTAGTCACGCTGAGCAACGAGACCCCAATCTTTATCACCATAAGCATGGACACCAAGACAATCACCGAGGAGTTCCTGCGGTACATCCAGCGAAACAATATCCGCTTAATAGGCCCAGACTACCTTGAAGTTGAGGGCAGCAGAAAAATAGTGGAGTACTGATGGCTGTTTCTCTGACCAGAGGCGCTACGTCAATCACGATTCCCAACCCGGAGTTCGCCAACTCCGAGGTGGCAACACCATCCCAGGTTGTCGGCCGGACGGCGGCGGGCAACGTCTACGTCTACGACCGCGCGGTCGAGGTCCGCACTCTGAGGCTGGCGTTCGCCTACCTGACCGATGACGATAAGGACGACCTGGAGAGCTTCTACCGGACGACGGCAAGCGGGGCGCTGAACACGTTTACCTACATTGACCATCGGGGCCGGTCGTGGACAGCGCGCTTCATGAGGCCGATAGAGTTCACCGAGATAATGGACGACCGGTGGAACGCTAACGTCGTGCTTGAGGTGGAGGCTCAGGGCTCGTGAGCAGGACGCTTACCGCTGCGGCTCAGGCGCTGGCGGATAGCCAGTCGGCAAAGCCGTTCTACGTGCTCAAGATTGAGCGGACCGGATACTCGCCGTTGTACCTGTCCGATGCGGCCCGCGTACTCAACGGCAGCGGCATTACAACCTACGGCTGCGTGACCTCGTGGGGCCAGCTGTCAATGCCGGGCACCCGTGTCGGTTCGCAGCAGGAGGGGTCCACCTATCCGCTGGCGGACCTGTCGATTGCAATCGACCTTGCCGACCCGACGCTCCGCGGTATCTTCCTATCGAATACGCTGGCCCCGGTCGGCGAGGAATGCACGCTGTACCTGTTTTGGGATGACGCTTCGGTCACGTGGGGAGCCGACGAGGTTACGTTGTACGTCGGCACGCTTGGCGACCTTGCCGGCGGCGTGCCGCTCAAGTTCGACGACAGCAGCGTGACCATGCGGCTCAACATCCTCGACCGGTTCAAGATCCTGATTGACAAGGAAGTCGGCGTCCGCGCTACCGAGAGCGTGTTCGCCGACATCTACCCGCAACACGACGGGCAGGTTATACCGCTGGTGTTTGGCAAAGCCCGGAAGGTCCGCGGCGTGCTCGTCAAGGGACCGCACACCGGCAGGCTGATGAAGGCCGTTGACGATGATGACACCACGCTCTATATCGACGGCCTCGACGACTTCTGTGACGACGGCGAGGACATTACCGTCCGCATCGGCTGGGAGTATATCCGCGGAACCAAGAGCGGTAACACGCTGTCCAGTTGTACGCGCGGCGCCGGCCCTGCGGCTGGCGGTGCGGCGATATCCGTCACCTGCACCGGGCACAAGACCAACGCCAGCGGCCAGAAGGACTTTAGGAAACTGACTATCTCCTCCCCGCCCGGGACTGATGACCAGTACATCGGGCTGTGGCTCGGCGCGCCGATAGGTACGCAGTACAACACCGGCGAGGTAACCTACCAGGTATTGAGCCCGTCGAACCCGTTCCAGCCGTACACCTCCCCGGACAACGTTCCGCACGACGCGAGGCAGTGGCGGCCGATAACCGCCTATGACCAGGCCAATGGGATAATCTCGATTGGGTTCCCGTACATCCGCGAGAGCGAGCGGTCGTTGACACCGGACGACATGTTCGTGGCGTCTGGCACGCAGGTGCTTATCGGCAACGGCACGACGCTGAAGATAGCCTCCCTGCCGACGCCGCACACGGAGGGCGACGCGGTCTACGAAGTGCTTGACGAGTACGTCTACGCCTTCAACTCGCAGCCGTCGAAGGAGATTACCGCCGTATACTTCCGGGGTATCAAGGGCGAGTGGAAGACCTCGGAGGACTACGCAGACCAGAACGTTATCCGTATGGGCGGCGGTATGCTGGGCATCGGGGCCTACGAGCGGCCGGGGACAATCTCCTACGCCGGGGCGCACAGCGCCGCGCTCGGCATGAGCCAGCTGAGCGGCGGCGCGTGGGAAGGGCTCGTGGGCGCTGTCTTCCCCACCGAGGAAGCGGACTGGCAGGAGGTGCCGCCGCGGTTCTACTCGGCGAACCTTGACGACAACACCTGGGTGGCGGACCTCGGCGTCGATATCACCACGGTCACCTTTGACACGCTGCCTCTACACGTGCCGTGGTTCAAGCCGGAGAGCATCGAGCTGTACGCCGACGTGTCGGGCGTCACGAGCGGCGGGTCTCTGCTGGAGAACCCGGCCGACATGATTGAGTACGTCCTGACCGACATGCTCGACGTCAAGCCTGCGAACATCGACGGCACGTCGTTCGCAGCGACAAAGAGCGCAACCGACTGGCTGGAGGAGCGCTACTGCGGAGCACTCCGCCGGGTGGTTCGCGGGGCGCAGCTGCTGGCGGACATGGCGTTCCAATGCCGGTCACGTATACGGTTCGAGGCGGGGAAGATATACCTCGACTACATTACCAATGCCAAGGGGGGCCCTGTAAGCCCGGCGGTCTCGAAGCCGATAATCAGCATGGGGAGTTTCGGCCTGGATTGGGAGGACCCCGGCGAGGTCGTCAACGAACTGGAGTTTACCTGGCGGGACCGCAACGGCGACCCGAGGCGTGACGTGGTGACCGTTGACGCCAGCGTGACCGCATACGGCAGGCTCCAGCCTCGCCACCGGTCGATACCGTTCTGGCTGCACGAGCAGCGGGCGTCGGCGAAACAGGTGGCGTCGTTCTGGGTCAACCGCTGGGCGTGGCCGTGGCGTCGAGCAAGGGCGTCGGTATACCTGCCCGGTATCACCTACGAGCGCGGCGATTGGGCAAGTATCGACTTCTCGGACTGGAACATGGACAGCCAGCCCGCGGAGATAGTCGGCGTCCTCCACAAGCTGGGTGACCAGAGGCGCATTGACCGCATCGACCTGACGTTCCGGCTCCCGGTGTACGCCGGGTGCTCCGGCTCCTGCGAGGTCGAGTGTGAGACCGGATGCGTGACCGCGTGCGAGAACTGGTGTCAGACCGGCTGTGAACTTGCCTGCCAGACCACCTGCGAGTCGTCCGGGTGCGAGAGCCTCTGCCAGTTGGCGTGCGTGACACTGGCCGAGGCTGAGGGCGGGGACCTGTGTATCGCCTGCGAGATAGGCTGCCGGGTAGCGTGCGTCAACGGCGTTACCGTACAGGACTGGTCAACCACCTGCTCCGGGTGCGAGAGCTGCCAGGCCAGTTGTGTAAGCACGTGCCAGACCACCTGCGAACTCGCATGCGAAGCTATTTACATCACCAACGACTGCGCGTCCTCGTGTATTGTCGGCTCGTGCGAATCAACCTGCGAGGTTGCCTGCGAACCCGGCTGCACGGTCGGGTGCGAGGCCTCCTGTGAAGTCCCGTGCGAGATTGTCTGCGAACCCGGCTGTGTCAGCACCTGCGAATCTGCCTGCCAGTCCGCCTGCCAGGCGTGCGAGTCCTGCGAGACCGGCTGCGTCGGTGCGTGTATGGCAACCTGCGAAACCACCTGCCAGGCCGGGAGCACAACGGATACCTGCGGGACCGTCTGCGTAGTGGACGGTTGCGAGACCGGATGCGAGGACGGCTGCCAGGTCGGAGGCTGCGAACTCACGTGTGAGGTAGACTACCAGTGAGCCTGACCGACAAAGCAATACAGGTATACGACGCAGGCCTCCCGAACCCGCGCTGGCGCGAGGGCTCGGTTGACGATGACACCGTCGAGATAACGGATGGCCGCGTGCTCCAGGTCAAGCAGGTCCCGGACACCAAGGTCTTGATGCAGGCGCTTGCTGGGGCAACGTATGATACCTTGCGGGAATGGGTAAACGCGACGGCCTCCGTCGGCTACGTCGAGGGCGGGGAGATAACCGACAACGGTGACGGGACCGTTGCAGTAGCGGCCGGGAAGGGCATCCTGCGGACTACCGACAGCGATATCGGCGAGACGGTGATGTTTGACTGGAGCGCCGACAGTTCGGTGGCGTTGACCAACAATACGCTCAACTATATCACGGTATCCTACAACGGCGGCTCCCCGGTAATCGGCGTCGAGACCAACTTCGACGACCTGACCTTTACGACCCAATTCGTTGTCGGTATCGTTTACCGCGAGGGGACGGACCTCTATATCCTGCGGGCGGGCAACCATATCCCGAACGACAACACCGACAACTGCGTCCGCTTGTATCTGCGTGGCGGTGAATGGAAAAGCGGAGCGGAAACTTCAGAGACCGGCACGCGGCAACTGGCAATCACCGCCGGGGTATTCCATCTCGGCGAGACGAGGATTGACACGAACGCCGTCGATACGAGCGTGACCGACTTCGCCGGCTACTACTACCGTGACGGCGTCGGAGGGTGGAACACGGTATCGCCCGCCACCGGGCAGATAGACAACACGCACTATGACGACGGCAGCGGGACGCTTGCCACTCTGAATCCGAACCGCTACGGCGTGCATTGGGTCTACCTTCTCTTTGATGGACACGTTGCGGTGATTTTTGGGCAGGGTAACTACACCCTTGCTCAGGCTGGCGAAGCACAACCGCCAGGGTCGCGGCCCGGCATCATTAACAGTTTCGGAGTTTTGGCCGCGAAGGTTATTGTCAAGAATGGTGCTTCGAGTTTGTATGATGTAATTCCCGCCTTCGGGCAAAAGTTCACCCCGACAGAGGTGTCAGACCACGGCAACCTCGCCGGGCTTGGAGATGATGACCACACTCAATATCTCCGTGCCGACGGTAGCCGGGCCATGTCCGACGACCTCAATATGGGTGCGAACGCCATTACCAATGTCGGGAACGTTGACGGCCGGGACGTATCAGTTGACGGCACGAAGCTCGACGGCATCGAGGCCGGGGCAGAGGAGAACGACCTGGCTGTCGTGGCGTCGGGAGACAACGAGAGTATCACGACCTACAAGTCGATAACCGGCTTGTCCGCCAACAAACACTACCGTCTGTACTGGAGCGGGTGGCTGAACAACGGCGGTAACACCGCTGATAACAAGTTCTACCTGCGCTTCAACAACGACTCGACTGCCGGGCATTACAGGGGTTACCGGCGTGCTCAGGGTAGCGCCGGGATTGCTGATTGGTCAGACACGAGCAGGCTGGAGTTTGCCCGGACCGCCTACAACAAGGACACCTACTTCGAGTTTGTCGTCGACATTTTCACTGGCGATGCCGGGTCGTATTTCGCGACCGGCTCCATCAAGGCCGCCGGCGTGACCTGGGATAATGCAAGCGACAACAGGCTGTACGTGTGGGATTCCGGCGGTGTCCTCCTTGACACCGTCGCTGCGGCTATATCGTCAATCCAGTTTGGGATATCGGTGACGGGCGCAGAGGTTAAGTGACGGCGCGCGCCACCGTGGTATAATGATGTCGGGACCGGGCATAGGAGCGGAACGATGCACAGAACGATGCTGGTTGCAGTGGTAGTGCTGGCGCTGGCTGGATGCCTGCCGCCGGAACAGCAGGCGCGGGTCGAGGCGATACGCCTCGAACTCATGGACATCTCACAGACCGCGGAGGAGTTGTGGCCTAAGCTCGCGGAACTCAACCGCAAGATCGCCGACGTCTACGAGGCAATCACACAGAAGCGGCTGCCCATCGAGGAGGGCAAGGCGCTCATCGAATCGTACATGGCGGAGAAAGATTTCCTGATTGCCCGGGGCCGGGAACTACAGGAGAGTGCTGAGGCGCTCAAGGCGGAGTTGGAAGCGCTGCGTGCCGAGGGGGTCCCGTGGTGGCGGATTGCCGGTGTGATTGTTCTCGCCCTACTTACCGGCGGTGCCGGTATCAAGATGCGGACAACGGCCAACGTTCTCGGCGCGGTAATCCGCGGCGTCGAGAAGGCCGGAGACCAAGCCGTCAAGAAGGCTATAGCGGCTGAGGCTGGTAACGCGGGGGTGGCGTCTGCCCTGCACGCGGAGGTTAAACGACTGACGTGACGCCGATACTGTATACTGCAGAGGTGGCACTGCCTACGCCGGAGGCGCATCGGGCGGCGCGCTCCGTGCTCAGCCTCAACGACTGGCGCATTGACGAGCACCGGGTATCGTACAAGGCGTTCGGCCGCCTGCACAGTATCCGGCTTGAGTGGCCGGAGGGTGCCGTGCGGCTGGTGGCGGACAGCGAGGCAGCCGACATCGAGGCGGTGAAGGTGTTGGCGGAACTCATACACAACAGCGTCGAGAGGAGCAGCGAATGAGACGGGCATCCAACTACCAGATTGCAGCGGTGGGCGTGTCGCTCATCAGCACGGTCATAGCGTGTTACGCGCTCGTCACGAGCCGCACGGTTACCGTGCGTGACGCCTCGCAGGACACGCGCCTCGCTGTGATTGAGCAGTTGGCGGCGCGGCGGGCGGAGGACGCCGCCGAGATGCGTAAATGCCAGAGCAGCATAGTCCGGGATATCAGCCTGATACGGCAGGACATTGCCCGCATCAAGGGCCTGCTGGAGCTGCAGAGTTACCATCGGGGCTCCCCGTGGATGGAAAAAGCAGTGAGCCTGTTTGCCGTTGAGGAGCCCCATGATGGAGATAGCGATATTCGTCAGCCGCAACCGGATAGCGCGGGCGCTGAGGAATGACCCGCGCGTACGCCTGCACGAGAGCGTAGGGCCGCAGTGCAACGCCGCTGTAATCCCGCCGCTTGACGGGACGGCGAACGACGGAGGGCTGAAGGAGTTCGTTGACGCCGCTAACGCTCTCGGCCTCCCGGTGCTGTACTATCCGCGTGATTCGGTACGCGGCATCAAGCACCCGTACCCGGTGGCGAACGGCCGGAACAACGTCCTCCCCTGGCTGCGGGCGCTCAAGCGCTGCACGGCGCGGCCTCCCCGCCCGGAGATACCTGAGCGCAAGGCGCCGCCTCAACCCGTGACCGGCGCTCAGTACGACGTGCTGTTCACCCTAATCCACCCCGGTATAGGTTGGGGTGGCGGCAACCTGAGCCAGGGCAACCTGGCGGCGGCCATGCGGATGCGCGGATACCGCGTACAGATAATCGGCGCGGACCTGCTGGCAGACTCACCGCCGAAGGCCCGAGCCTATATACTGCCGGGTAATATCTGCTGCAGCCGGAAGGGGCGGCTGGTAGAGACGTTGCGGGAGTGCTGGCCGGACGCTGTGCTGATACAGTTCGTGGACAACGTTCTTGACCGGCACATCAACACCGACTGGTCTGCGTTCGACGCCGTCATCTGCAACAGCGAGTTCACCCGGCGGCGCATCCTCGACCTCGGCGGACCGGATGCTCCAATCCAGACGCCGATACTCAACCCTGCCTACTCACGGGTTGACGGCAAGGTCAAGGGCGAGTACGTCCTGAGCCTCAATCTGACTGAGGCGCGTGGCGGCGAGATATTCAAGGCGCTGGCGGCGCTCATGCCGGAGACGGAATTCCGCGGGGTCTACCCGCCGAACGATGACCGGTCGGTTAACGAGCCTATACAGGAGACGCATAACCTTACCATCCTCCCGTTCCGCATCGAGACCCGCGACTACTACCGTGCAGCATCGGCGCTTGTCCTCGCCAACCAGCCCGGCATCGAAGAGGCTTACGGGCGGGTAGTTGCCGAGGCGCTGGGTAACGGTATACCGGTGGTGGCAACCGCAACCGGCGAGATACCCAACCATGCGCAGCGTGTCAAGGGGATGGTGTTCACGGTCCCGGAGGACGCTCCGGTCAAGGCGTGGCACGCCGCGCTCGTGAAGGCGCTCAAGGTCCGCAGGCGCAAGCGGTGGCAGGCGGCATGGCACCGGGACGCAAGCCCTCTGTTGTCCGTACTCAATGACCTCGACGTCGAGCCTCAGCAGGAGCGGCAGGCGTTTGTCATCAACTGCTACGGCGGGATAGGGGACGTTATCGGCCAGTACCCGGTGCTCCGCGCCCTCACCAAGGTCGGGACCGTATACCACATGGGGAGGATACGCGACAAGTGCGCCGCGGCCTATCAGGTCTGCCCTTACGTCCAGCCCGGGCCGCCGCCGGCCGGAGCGATACCGCTCAACATCGGACCGCTTGACCACCGAGACGCGCCGGTCTGTTGGGGGCAGGAGAGCCGCAACGTTGGCTACGAGCGGCGAAACCTCGTGGTTGTTGATGAGTGGCGCTGGGAGTTCGCGTGGAAGCCGGAGGTCATGGCAACCGCTGCGGCCCGGCTGCCGAATAACGGCAAGCGCAACCTCGGGCTGGCGCTCAACGCGGCCGATGCCTACCAGATGCGCTCGATGCCGTTTGAAGCGCAGGAGGCCCTCGCCTCGGCGCTGGAACGACTCGAAGATTGGAACGTGCTTGTCCTGCACTCCCGCCGGTCGCTCGGCGACGGTGCCAACCGCTACGACCTCGGCGGCCGCACGTCCGCGGTCGAGGCGCTCCACCTGATACACCTGCTCGACGCGTTCATCGGCGTTGACAGCGGCCTTGCCCACGTTGCCGCCGCGTGCCGGATACCGGCGGTGTTCCTGATGGGCGCGGTCGGCAAGGGCGGGCACATCCGGTTCACCGAGGGGTACGGGCACCCCAACAGTATAGAGTTGTGCCGGAACCTCGATTGCCAGCCGTGCTGGCACGACTCGAAGTACGGCTGCAACAAGCCGGGGAGGTGCCTGGCGTTCGACCCTGACGAGGTCCTGAGCGCGTTCCGGGAGGTGGTAGACAATGCGCTTTGAGCACACACGGTATATGGTTGTAACGGGCACCGGCCGGATTGCTACGGCGTGGTTGGCGTCCATGCTTGACCAGCACCCCGACTGCCGCTGCGAGTGGGAGCCGTTCGACAAGTCCACGTGGCCGGCCGGCTTCGAGCAGTGGGCACGGCCTGACGCTCCGCTGGTAGCAATGATCTCGCCGATTGCCCGTGACTACGTGCCGGAGATAGAGGCCCGGTGCAAACCGCTGTGGGTGTTCGGCTGGCGGCCGGTCTACGAGACGCTGTGGAGCACGGCCCGCAGGCATTGCAGGCTGGACCTGCCGGACCTCGCCGCGTGGTTGTACGGCGGCGTCGAGCGGGCGCTGGCGTTCCTGTCGACGGAGCGCGCCGACGTGCACAACTGGCGGTGGGACTACTACACGACGCCCAAGGGCTTCGCCGCGTTGACCCGGCTGGCGGGACTAAGCCCGTATGAATATACCTGGCAGGCAAGCGTAAACACGAGCGCCGACCCGCTCAAGGTCGACCGGGTCCTCGACCTGCCACCGCCGGAGGACTGGAGCAACGTTACCAAGGCAAACATCCGCCGGGCAATAGCACCGTTCCGGCGTGTGCGGAAGGCGCTGCTGGACCTGTGGGAACTGGAGGAACTGGCGTATGGCGAAACGTAACGAGCGGCCGCTGGTGATAGGCGTGGACTTCGACGGCGTCTGTGCCGAGGACTGCGGGACCTGGCAGGGGCGCGGTGTGTTCGGGAAACCTATACCAGAGACGCGGGTCCTGTTGAAACTCCTCAAAGCATGGGGCTGGGAGGTGGCGCTGTGGACGACCCGCGGTGAGGTCGATGACCTCAAGCGCTTCTGCGCCGAGCACGACCTCCCCGTTGACTACTGGCCCGGCGAGAACCCCTACCGGCACGAGGAGCGCGGGGCGTCGGATAAGCTCAAGGCGGATATCTACCTCGATGACCGCGGCGTCCGGTTCTCACGCGACATCCAGACTGTACTCGATACCATAATGGCAACCCGTAACTACCGGGACCGGCTGTGTAAGGTGTCAACCGTCGACGCGCTTGTCGGTGTAGTCGAGGCTTACCAGAGCGTCGGCCGGACGGTGGTGTTCACCTGCGGCTGCTTCGACCTCCTCCACCGCGGCCACGTGCGGATGCTCCAGGAGGCCCGTGACCTCGGTGACCTGCTGATTGCCGCAGTCAACAACGACAGCGCGGTCCGCTCACTCAAGGGTGACGGGCGGCCCTACGTCCCGCTCGACGGCCGGGCCGAGATGCTGTCCGCTTTGCACTGCGTGGACTTCGTGCTTCCGTTCGGCGTGGACCCGCTGCCGCTCATAGATGCGCTGATGCCGGACGTGTTCGCAAAGGGCGAGCACAGCCCGCTGGAGGTTATGTGGTGCGAGAGGCGGGGCATCAAGATACACTCCTGCCGTCTGCTTGACGGCTGGAGCACAACCGAACTGTCACGGTCAATCCGCGAAGGGAAAACTCATGGCATGGATTAGGCGGCGCTTTCGCAACCGCACCTTCTGGCTCGATGAGAACTCCCTTGAAGTAACCCACGGAGACGACCCGCCGGACAAGATGCCCGCCCCTGTCTTCCAGCACCGGAAGACACCCGTTCACCCACCGCTGTAACCTCGCCTGCGACTACTGCTTCGTCCGGAACTACTACCCGGATGACCTGCCCATCATGCCGCTCGGGATTGCCGTCCGTGCCCTGCGCCTGCTCGAACCGAAGCGGCCCTTCAGCATATCGTTCTTCGGCGGCGAACCGCTCATGGCGTGGCCGACGCTGGTTCACCTCACCGAGGCTGCGCTCTCAATGGCCGCGCACTCCGGCGTCAGGCCGAGGTTCCACGTCACCACCAACGGAACGCTCCTCGATGAGCGCAAGGCCCGCTGGCTGGACGAGCGCGGCTTCTCCCTTATCGTCAGCCTCGACGGCCCGGAGCGGCTACACAACGAGGCCCGGCCGATGCGCGGAGGGACCGGCTCATTCGATGAGGTCATGGCCGGGCTTGAGGCGGTGAAGGCCCATCCCAAACTGGCGCAGAGGACCACGCTCCGCGGAACCTTCTCCGCCGCCCGGCTCGACCTGGTTGATCGGGTCGAGTTCCTCAACCGCCTGTGTGACGACGGCTTCGCAGCCAACGTCTCCGTCGAACCGGCAAGCCTCGTCACCGAGGGATGCGCGGTCCTGCCCGCCGGACACGAGCACGCGCTGAAGCGCTCGGACGCCAAACGCCTGCGCCGCGAGTATGACGCTCTCGCCGACTGGTGGCTGGAGCGGGAGCGGGCGGGGAAGAAGCCGCGCTTCTTCCACTTCCGCAAGATGCTGGACCGGCTGGAGAAGAAGCGCCCGGTGTGCTCCGACTGCGGGGCGGGATGGGGGTACGTCTGTGTGAACCCGGCCGGCGAACTCCATGCCTGCCACCGCGAGGGGAACCCGATAGGTGACGTGTGGAGGGGGTTCGACGAAGAGGCCCGGGCACCGTGGCTCGATAACCGCTACTACGCCCGGGACCGGTGCGTCCGCTGCTGGGCGAGGAACCTCTGCGGAGGCGGCTGCCGGAAGGATTCATGGGACAAGTTCGGCGACCTCAGCCGGACCGACTCCCTCGCCTGCTTTGTCCGCAAGACCTGGCTCCTGGAAGCGGTATACCTGTCTGGTATCCGGGAAATCCGGGACGCCGGGACGCGCGAATCCGCCGGGTGCGGGGGCTGAAAAATCGGCGCAAGGGGGGCGCAGGGGGGACGGCAAATCCCGTAACACCCGATGCCACCGGCACTTACAGCGCAAAAATAATCTCAAAAAAATCTCAAGAAAGTGCTTGCGCCTGCCGATAATAGTGGTATAGTACTAATAGATAGGAGGATGAGATGAGCGGGACCGGGCGTAACGAGCAGGGGTGGCAGGGCTCCAAATGGATTCGCCGCACGACCCGCCTTGCTATCTACCTGCGGGACGGCCTCTCCTGTGCATACTGCGGGGCGTCCATCGAGGACGGCGCAATCCTCACCATCGACCACATCAAGCCCCGTTCGAGGGGCGGCTCGAACGAGCCGCGCAACCTGGTCACCGCCTGCAAGCGGTGCAACAGCGCCCGCGGTGACCGGCCTCTCCGCCGGTTCGCACGCTCGGTTGCCGACTACCTGAACCACGGCGTTGAGGCCGACGCAATCGTCAAGCACGTACAGACCTGCCGCCGCCGCCGGTTACCCCGGGCGGAGGCACGCGAACTGATAGAGCGCCGCGGCTCGGTGGCCGCGGCTCTCGCCTACTCCTCCACGGGGGAGGAGTAGGCCATCCACGGGGGGCCTCGGATCGCCCGGCCGAGGCCCACCCGCTACCGGGCGACCGGGCGGAGGAGACCTGTGATGGCCGAGATCAGAGAGAAGTTGGAGCGGTTGGCCGGCGCTGAGTGGGCGGACGACGACAGCCGCCGGATAGCCCGAGAGGCGTTGGCACTGCTACGGTGCCACTACTCCGTGGATGGGTGAGGAGCACGCGGACGCGGAAATCGGGGCACTCGTGGTCGGCGACGTGCTGGCCGCTGTCAACACCTACTACAGGTCCAATCGACTCACCGAGATAGACGGAGCCAGCGTACGTCAGTGGTTCCCCAGCCTGTCCAGTTGGCTCGATAGGGTCGAGCGTGACGCCGAAACGGGGGAGTAATCCCCCGTCGCTCGGGGCAAGCCCCTCCCCGGGCCTGACGAGGCAGGGGCACGAGGAGACCTATAATGATGGAGATAGTCGGATACGAGGACGGACACATGGGGTGGACGGAGGGTGACATGGTCACGGCGGACAACCTCGATGAGCGGGGTCGCGCGACGACCGCCTACGTCCGCAACGCCATCAAGTCCATGTTAGGCCGTCGAGGGACGGCCGCCGAACTCTACCGCCGAGCGTACGGGTGCCTGTCCATCGGCGATATGCGCGGCATGACGTTGGTGACCCGCGGCGGGGGACGGATCGTAGTCAGTCTCTATGACGAGCACGAGACTGGCGTGTGGGACTCGCGCGGCCGTAAGATATGGTGGTAGCCGTCGCTCGGGGCAAGCCCCTCCCCGGGCCTGACGAGGCAGGGGCACGTCGAGGAACTGAGGACGATAGTGAAGGAGAAGCGGAATGGCTAAGCACGCAGTTACCCCTGTATGGCAGTGGACGTACGACGGGGACAAAGTGTTGTTGGTCAAATGGGTCAACAAGGACGGAACATCGTATGGCGGTTTTCAATGGCCGGAGAGCGGGCCGGTTGAAGCCCCGGATTGGGACCCTGAACCTAAGTGTGGTGGCGGCCTTCACGGCTGGCCCTGGGGAATCGGTGTCGGCGCGGGGAAAGAACCGGACTATTCTGGGCGGTGGCTGGTATTCGCGGCTGACCCGGAAGACGTAGTATGGGTGGATAACGAGAAGGCGAAGTGTAGAACGGCGGAGGTCGTCTATTGCGGCCCGTGGTGGGGTGCCTACAAGTGTATCGCCGCCGGGCAAGCCGCGTGGATTCAGCACGCCGCGAGCGGAGCGGCCTCGGCAACAGGGCAGAGCGGAGCGGCCTCGGCAACAGGGGAGAGCGGAGCGGCCTCGGCAACAGGGTATAGCGGAGCGGCCTCAGCAACAGGGCAGAGCGGAGCGGCCTCGGCAACAGGGTATAGCGGAGCGGCCTCGGCAACAGGGCAGAGCGGAGCGGCCTCGGCAACAGGGAAGAGCGGAGCGGCCTCAGCAACAGGGTGGAGAGGAGCGGCCTCGGCAACAGGGAAGAGCGGAGCGGCCTCGGCGACAGGCCGGAACGGCGCAGCCTCGGCAACGGGCCAGAACGGCGCGGCCTCAGCAACAGAACAGAACGGCGCGGCCTCGGCAACAGGGCAGAGCGGAGCGGCCTCGGCAACAGGGCAGAGCGGAGCGGCCTCGGCAACAGGGTGGAGAGGAGCGGCCTCGGCAACAGGGTGGAGAGGAGCGGCCTCGGCAACAGGGGAGAGCGGAGCGGCCTCGGCAACAGGGTATAGCGGAGCGGCCTCGGCAACAGGGCAGAGCGGAGCGGCCTCGGCAACAGGGGAGAGCGGAGCGGCCTCGGCAACAGGGCAGAGCGGAGCGGCCTCAGCAACAGGGAAGAGCGGAGCGGCCTCGGCAACAGGGCAGAGCGGAGCGGCCTCGGCAACAGGGCAGAGCGGAGCGGCCTCGGCAACAGGGGTTGGGTCGGTGGCTGCCGTAACCCAAGCCACGGAATACTCGCACGTCGAGGCCGGCCCTGGCGGAATAGCGGCAGTGATAGGCGAAGAGGTCAGGTGGACCGTACACAAGCAGGCCGTGCTTATCCAGCGGTGGAAACACGGCAACGGTTGGCGTACAGCGGTATTGTACGGCCGTGATTATCCGCACGAGAAGACCGTCCGAATAGTGAAAGGAAAGCGCCGTGACGCCGAAACGGGGGAGTAATCCCCCGTCGCTCGGGGCAAGCCCCTCCCCGGGCCTGACGAGGCAGGGGCAAGAGCATGAGAGGAGCGATGATGACCGACACTCTCGATGATGCGCTGTTGCGTCTGCTCCGCCCGGGCCGGGCGAGGGCCGTTACCTCGCGGCGGCTGCGGCAGACGCTGTCGGTTGAGTTGGGCCGGAGGGTTGGAGACGCCAGCCTCCGCCGGGCGGCGAAGCGCCTGCTACTCGCCGGGCACCCGGTCGTGTCGGACCGTAACGGGTTCTACCTCGCCGAGGACCTCGCCGAACTGCTGGCTTACCGGGACAACCTCGACCTGAGGATGCGGGGATTACTCCGCGACCTCCGCGCAGTGGACAACCTGCTCAAGGCCGAGCGGGTTGCGGACCTGTTCGACCGGAGGGCGGCTCAGTGACGTGGGCGGAATTCGACCGGCTCTGCCGGGAGCGGAGCATCGGTGACGTCGGAGACCTCTGCGAGGCTATCGGTGTCACCGAACCGGGCCGGGCGCTTATCGGCGGGATAGCATGGTATCTCGCCCGCCAGGCGTTCGGCGGCTCAATGCCGTTGCAAGTGCTGTGGGAAGTATTGGACGACGACGCGCGCGAAGGGCTCGTGCGCGCCTTGACAGAGAAGGAGAAGCAGTATGCCGGAGAAGAATAGCGAGAAACACGCCACGCTGTACCAGTTGCGGGACGACTACCTCGACCTGCAACGGGCCTATGACGACCTTGCCGAAGAAGGCCTGACCGACGAGGAAATCAATGAGCGGCTCGGCGACCAACTGAAAGGCATCGAGGACGAGTTCGGCGCGAAGGTCGAACGCATCGCACTGCTCTGCCGGAACGACCAGCTGATGGCCGGGGTTGCCAGGGAGGAATCGGCGCGGCTGGCGGCGCGGGCGAAGCGCCTGCATCAGCGGGTGGAGTTCTTCGAGCGCTACCTCTTGCACTCGATGCGGCTCGTAAACAAGCGCAAGGTCGAGGGGGCGCTCGTCACGGTGTCAATCCGCAAGGCCCCGGTGTCCGCGCACGTGCTGGACCCGGAGAAGGTCCCCGAGCCCTTCATGCGCCACGTGCCCGAGCAGTGGGTGCCGGACAAGAAGGCGCTGGTCAAGCACTACCGGGAGAGCGGCGAGGAAATCGAGGGCGTCACCTTTATCACCGACAAGGAAACCATCCAGATACGATAGGAGTATATACCAATGCGGGAAGACAGGGAAAAGAACCTTGCGCTCTGGCGTGAGGTCGAGCACACGCCAGCGGAGTTCCGGAAGGAGGTGGACTTCGGCCGGAAGTTCACGGCCATTGACCCCTACTACCGCCTGCGGCTGGCAACGGAGTTGTGGGGTCCGTTCGGCAACCGATGGGGTGTCCGCAACGAGCGGTTCGACTGGCCGCTGGAGGGGGAGCACCTGCTGGTCTACCAGGCCGAGCTCTACTACCCGGCGGACGACGGCGAGGGCGTGGTACCTCTCCACTCCAGTATACTGGCGGCGAATAAGCGCGGCCTTGACGCGGACGCGGTCAAGAAGGTAGCGACCGACGCCTTGACCAAGGGGCTGAGCAAGCTCGGGTTCAGCGCCGATATCTTCCTCGGGTCATTCGAGGACGAGCCGTATACCAGCCGCGCTCAGTCGGCGGACGTTGTTGAGCAGGCGGCGAAGGAGGCCCCGCAACACAAGGAGGTGTACGACCTCATGAAGGCGTACGCGCTGGCAACGGAGACCAAGTTCGAGACCGTCTTCGCCAAGGCGACGAAAGGCATCGAGGCCGGGAACCGCTACAAGGTACTGGACATTGCAAGCGGTGACCTCGCCGAGGTCCGCAGCCGCCTGGAAATCCTCTGTGACGAGGCGGGCTACAGCGCGAGTCAACTGCTCGGGAGCGGTGACTGATGCGGCGGCCGATGAGACTGGAAGACTTCGCGAACGCGCCGGAGCACATCAAGCGGCAACTCGGCTTACCGTGCGAGGCCACGAACGGCAAGCCGCCCTGGGCGTCTGAGGATAGACCGCAGAAGTATAACGCAGAGAAGACCGAGGTCGACGGCGTGACGTTCGCCAGCAAGGCCGAGGCCGCGAGGTGGCGGGAACTGCAACTGCTGGAGCGGGCCGGGGAGATAGAGCACCTGAGGCACGAGGCGATACGGTTCATCCTCGGCCGGAGCGCCAAAGGAAGGCTGACGTGGTACAAGCCCGACTTCACCTACATCGATAATCGCAAGGGTCCGGGCTGGCTGGTGGCGGAGGACTTCAAGGGCTGCGCCGCCCGTGACTGGCCGGTGCGGTCGGCCGCATTCAAGAGGCTGTTCCCGGAGTGGGAACTGCGGGTATCCCGAAAGGAGCAGACATGACTGATACTGACATGCTCACGTTGTTTGTCGATGACGACCCCGAGATACTGTCGATGTGGGGCGACCAGTGCAAGGACGCCGGGATCAAGGCGGCGTTCGCCCGGACGCGAGACGACGCAATCGCTATAATCCTCGGAGAGCGTGTCTGTCACCTGATATGCGACGGCAACATCCCGGTGCGTGCCGGGGGTATCCCGGCGGGGCGGCATGGGCTGGCTGTGCTGGAGGCGGCCAAGCGCGCTGGCGTGCCTGAGCGCTGGATTGTCTCAGGGAACGATATACTCTGTAGGAGAGCGGTCAAGGACGGGCTGGCAACCCTTGCCTGCGCCAAGGTCCTTGCCGTTGAGAAGGCTTTGAAGGAGCGGAACCGATGACAATGGCGGAAGTCCTGTCTATGTTTAAGTGCCACCCGGAGTGGCGGCTCCACGAGGTCGTTGAGCCGGGGAGTGAGCTCTACAGTACCACGCGGTGCCCGAGCGGGAAAGGGCTGGTCGTCGAGAACCCGGGCACCGGGAGGGTCTATCTGGTTGACCTCAGCGTATTTGCCGACGCCACCGAGGAGGAGTTTGCGGCAATCATCGAGGGTGAGCGGGAGCCCGATCCTATCTACTACATGACGAGGATAGTCGGCTACTACAGCAGGACCACCAACTGGAACGCCTCGAAGCTGGCCGAGCGAGAGGACCGCAGGAGGGGCGATTACGCTCTGCCGGGCCGTAAGGAGTGAGACGCATGAGAACCGTTGAGGACCTGAGGCTGGAGGCATACGCCCGGACGCGGGACGACGGGGAGGCCGCGAGGATGCTGTCGATTAGCCGTAACGCGTTCCGCGCCTGGCGGGAAGCGCGCGGGCTTCCGCCGAAGCGGAGGCCCGGCCGGCCGCGGCTGGACGAAACCTATCTGGAGGAGACCGACAATGACTGACGATCACGTATGCGCCTTGTGCGGGGAGCCCATTGACGAGGCCGAACTGGTGTGGAACGGCGCGGAACCCCTGCACCGGGAGTGTGACCAGGCGCGCATGGAAGCCGAGTTCGAGGCCCGATGCGAACAGGTCGCGCGGGCCAATCCGACGCAGACGCCGTGAGGGATAGCGGATGAATACTGACCGCATTAGCATCCTGCTTGTATTGATGGCCCTCCTGTTTGGCATCATCATAGCCCTGCTCTGTGGATGCTCCCGGGGCTATGTGTACGAGGACCATCATGGTTACCGGGACCCGCGCTGGGATATCCCGAAGGTCAAGAGCGTCGAGGAACTGAGGGCGATAGCGAGGAAGGAGCGCAAGGATGACTGAGCACGCAGTTACCCCTGTATGGCAGTGGACACACGACGGAGACAAAGTACTGCTGGTGAAGTGCGTCAACAAGGACGGAACATCGTATGGCGGTTTTCAATGGCCGGAGAGCGGGCCGGTCGAAGCCCCGGATTGGGACCCTGAACCTAAATGCGGCGGCGGCCTCCACGGCTGGCCCTGGGGAATCGGTATCGGCGCGGGGAAAGAGCCAGACTATTCTGGGCGGTGGCTTGTGTTCGCGGCTGACCCGGAAGACGTAGTATGGGTGGATGACAAGGCGAAGTGCCGAAAGGCCGAAGTGGTCTATTGCGGCCCGTGGTGGGGTGCCTATGCGCGTATACTGCCAGGTCGGGAAGCATGGATTCAGCACGCCGCGAGCGGAGCGGCCTCGGCAACAGGGTGGAGAGGAGCGGCCTCGGCAACAGGGAAGAGAGGAGCGGCCTCGGCAACAGGGTGGAGAGGAGCGGCCTCGGCAACAGGGGAGAGCGGCGCGGCCTCGGCAACAGGGGAGAGAGGAGCGGCCTCAGCAACAGGGGAGAGAGGAGCGGCCTCAGCAACAGGGTATAGCGGGGCGGCCTCGGCAACAGGGTGGAGAGGAGCGGCCTCGGCAACAGGGGAGAGCGGCGCGGCCTCGGCAACAGGGCAGAGGGGAGCGGCCTCGGCAACAGGGTGGAGAGGAGCGGCCTCGGCAACAGGGTGGAGAGGAGCGGCCTCGGCAACAGGGCAGAGAGGAGCGGCCTCGGCAACAGGGTGGAGAGGAGCGGCCTCGGCAACAGGGCAGAGAGGAGCAGCCTCGGCAACAGGGTGGAGAGGAGCGGCCTCGGCAACAGGGGAGGAATCAATCGCCGCTGTCACCCAAGCCACGGAATACTCGCACGTCGAGGCCGGCCCGGGCGGAATAGCGGCAGTAATCGGGGAGGTGGTCCACTGGACGGTCCATCGGCAGGCCGTGCTTATCCAGCGGTGGAAACACGGCAACGGTTGGCGTACAGCGGTATTGTACGGGCGGGATTATCCGCACGAGAAGACCATCCGAATAGTGAGAGGAAAGCGCCGTGATGACTGAAACCAATGAGCACCCGGTGCTTTTCAAGCCGTGGGTGCTGGTGTATACGTTCTTGAAGGAGATAGACGAATGAGCATGTATTACATTGACCAGACCTCCCGGCAGGCGCGGGATGACTGCCTCCGGGGCATCCGGCAAAACCCGCGGGACCGCCTGCGCTGGTGGGGCTGGATACTGTTGGCGGCATTGGTGCTGATGCCGCATGAAAAGGAGAAAGACATGGGACACTCGCAGGGCTTGGTGTTGAAATACTTCGTCCTGAACCCGACGAAAGACGATCCATACGGAGAGGCCAGCAGACAAGCGATGCGAACCTACGCGCGTATCATCCGGGAGCATAACGCGGGGCTTGCCTTCGACCTAAGAGCCTGGCTGGACGATATCGAGGCGGGCATAAAGCGCGAGAAAGGAGCGTGAGATGGTTGTTCTCGGGATACTGATACTGGAGCATATCCTGGTGATTGGCCTGATATTTTGGCAAAGGTGCATCATTCAGGCCCTTCACCGCGAACTGGACGAGGCGCGGCTGCAAGCCCGCATTGTTGGCCGGAATACGTTACCGCGATGATAGTGGGGAGACCAGATGACTGTCCGTGATATCGTCAGGGACTACCTCAGGAAGCATGGTTACGACGGCCTGTATAACGACGCCGGCGATTGTGCCTGCCTGATTGACGACCTGATGCCGTGCACTGCCTGCGAAGGTGCCTATGTGGACGAGTGCGTGCCGGGCTACAAGACACCCTGCGATTGCGGAGAGCACGACTGGCATGTCGAGGCGCTGGCAGAGAGGGGAAACGATGCCGAATAAGCAGGACCCGCGGGTGGCCCTTTGGGGAGCCTTCTGCGATATCACGGACCGGTACGCCTTGCTGAAGTCGGCGAGGTTGCGGCGGGCTTCCGAGGAAGTAGCCCTGCATACTTACTTGGTCTATCTGTCTCTTGGCGGAAGGAGGATACGGTAATGCCAGGGAGATGCATTGTCTGCGCGTTGCCGGGTGATTACTACTGCAAACATTGCCAGCAACGGGCCAGAAACGCAACCTGGGAATCGTTCTTGCATTGGGCGGACAACTATGCTCTGGCTATAGATGGTTGGCCGCCCAACATCAGCGAAGAGGACTGCGCGCTTTGTGCGCTACACGACTGTTATGATTGCCCTCTGGAGCGATACGGTATGGGATGTATACCGTGGGGCGAGGAGACCACGCCTTACGGAGAGGTATATATGGCGTTATGCCATGGACAGCCTACAGACCAGCCTGCCGAGGTAATGGCTCTATGTTTGCTGTTTGTCTACTATGCCCTCGGCGGAAGGAGGACCGCATAGATGGACCCCATCAAGAAGCGAGAACGCCGCGACATGAGGAACCGGATGCGCTCCTCCGAGTCGGCCCTGCTCTATCTCGATGAGCGCCGCCGGCTGGCTCGTAACCGCCAGGCAACGTCTCTGTGCTGGCGAGGCGGTCGGGCCTTCTCGAACGACGAACAGATAGCGCTATCGGTAATGGGTATCCCCATCCATGCGCTCAATGGGGAGTTATGCCCTTTCGGGGTATACACCAACGCCCTCCTACGCTTCGCTGACAACTCCGGCTGGTGGCGGTTTGATGACGACCTCGCTGAGCAGGCGCGGCAGGCAGAGACCCGCGGGCTGCGTGACAGCCTCGCTGAGGCCCTCGACAGGGCAGGATTGTCGGAGCGGGAACTGGCAATCCTCGAAGCCCGGCTGGAGAACGGCATGACACTCGAAGCGACGGCGCTGCGCTTCGGCGTCACGAGGTCCCGCATCCGCCAGATACAGGAGAAGGCTTTGCGGAAACTGCGTATCACGAAAGGACTGACCCAATGACACCGGATACCCTGACCGACTGGCGGCTGGTGGTGGCGGCGATAGCCTTCCTGCTGGCCGCGGTGCTGATGAGGTGAGATGCAATGCCGAACAGGGCATTAACAGTTGATTTGATGACCGCAGGCTTCCCCTGCCAGGATGTCTCTGTGGCAGGCAAACGGAAAGGACTGAATGGTGAACGGACAGGATTGTTCTGGGAAATCATACGCCTTGCCCGAAGGCTACGACCGCGTTGGCTTCTCCTTGAGAATGTTCCCGGACTACTGTCTTCATCCACAGGGGCCAGAGGGAGAGATTTTGCGGTCGTCCTGGCCGCGTTGGGCCAACTCGGGTACGGTGTGGCGTGGACGTGTCTGGATGCACAATGGTTCGGACTGGCGCAGCGGCGCAAGCGTGTGTTCGTTGTCGGATATCTTGGAGCCCCATGTCCAGCGGAAATACTTTTTGAGCCCGAAAGCGTGCAGAGGCGTACTCCGCCGTGCCGAGAAACGGGGGAAGGAACTGCCAGAGAAACTGCGGCGTGTCTTAGAGGCAGTGGCGTCGGGACAGAGCGTGTCAGAGATACGAGAGGACAAGACAACGTGATTCCCGACATTGCGTGGGCGTTACAGGAACGTGACGCCAAAGGCCCCGATAGCGACACAAAAGAAGGACACCTGCTCCCTGTCTCGTATGGCGTGCGCCGTCTTACCCCGCTGGAGTGCGAACGTCTACAGGGCTTCCCTGACGGATGGACCGCGGTCAACGGGAGGAGCGACAGTGCACGCTACAGGATGCTCGGCAATGCCGTTCCGGTACCGGTGGTGGAGTGGATTTTGAGGCGAATTGCAAACGCCGGCGCTCAGACAATGGCGGACCTGTTCTGCGGGATAGGCGGGTTTGCCCTGGCCGCCGAGCGCGCTGGTATCGGAGTAATGTGGGCCAGCGAAGTTGAGAAGCAGGCCGTAGCAGTTTACCAAGCGCACTTCCCGGCGGTAGAAATGCTCGGCGATATCAGGGAGATTAAATGAAGTGCTAACTTTACAGTTTTTGGCACTTCCTTAGCACTTGGAGGAATGATATGACCGGTAAAAACCACGAAACGGCCAAACCACCTCGCGGCAATTGCAACAATGCCCGCCTCATCATCCAGCAACAGAGACGGCGCATCGAGCACTTGGAGGCCGAGATACGGCGGCTGAGGGAGGAGCAAGAGCAAACGGCCTATTCTGTCCTCCCGCCGCATCCGTGTTTTGAGGAGCCGGATTGTGTTGTGTCGTGCGACGGGTACACTGGCGAAGAGTGCCTGCACAAAAGCCGCGGTGGCACTTGGGAGAATTGCTCCAGTGGTAAGTTGAGCGTCTATCACCATGAGGAGACGCCTGATGCGCCTTGACTTCATCGTTGATTGGGTGCTCTTGTACTCGATATTCGGCATCGGTCTTGTTACGGGCTGGCTGGCAAAAGGAGAATGGGATGAACGAGCAGACTGACTACGCCGTTGCACCAGGCGAGGTCCTGTTTGACGAACTCCTCGCCCGCTGTGCCGAGCGCTGCGGGTTGCCGCAGGAAACCGTAGAGGCCGTGGTATGCGGGAACCAGCCGGTGACTGAGGATATCGCCGAGGCCCTCGAACGCGGCTTGGGCATCCGGGCATGTCTGTGGCTCAACCTCGAACGGAACTACCAGAGGGACAAGCGCGAAGCGGAGGGGGCACCTTGAAGCGCGCTATCTGGGAAGCATTCTGCCGATGGACTGATAAGTTCGCCGCGGCCATGCAGGGGGACTACTACAGCGTGCACGGCAATCCCTCTGCTCCGCTCTGTCAAGCGTGTCGCACCGGTCACCAGGTGGACTGCCGCCGGTGCCCCCTAACCATCCACGGGATGCGGTGTGAGGCACCGTCGGGGAAGCCGTCACCGTGGCAGGACGTTGTTGTCAACAGGTCCGGCAACCGGTGCCGGGAGACCGAGGTTATGGCGCTGTGCCTGCTGTTCGTCTACTATACCCTACTCACAAGGAGGATTGACGATGCCTGACCAACACAGAGTGCCAAGCGTAAGCGTGTGCTGCCAGACCTGTGTCTTCTTCGAGCCGCTACTGGCCGCCGGAAAGGAATGTCCGTATGCTCAATGCGAGCCTCCGGGCGAGGGCGTGGCCCCCGGGAACTGGACTGCATCCGACGACTGCCCGGTCTTCCAGGCCGACTGCTTCGCCGCGGTCATACGCTCGGCGCTGGAACACTCCGGCTCACCGCAACACCTGCGGTCTATCGCCAGGTACCTCCCTGGCGAGATGCGGGCCCGGGTTGGCCTTGACGACTGAGAGGAGCAGGCCCATGCTGACGCCCTACTACTCCGAAGACGGCATAACAATCTATCACGGTGACTGTCTGGAGATACTGCCGCAGTTGCCGGAAGACAGCGTGGACCTGGTACTGACGGACCCACCGT